CGCCTAGCGCCGTTACCGCGTTAGAGACACGGCCTAATGCTATCAGCGGTTTGAAAGGCGAGATCGTTCGCCTTCCGTCTCGTTTTCTTACAACGCAAGATGAGTATTTCAAAGCCATTCACACACGCGGTGAACTTGCAGCGCAAGCGTACAAAAAGGCGCTCGATCTTAGTCAGGGCAATAAGGAAAAATTCATCGAACTATACAACGAGTTCCTGAATAACCCAACCGAAGCCATGACAAAGGCTGCTCGGCGCGAAGCCGATTACCGCACGTTTCAGGCGGAACTTGGCAAGCCCGGTAAGTTTGTGCAACGCGCTACAAACGAGTTCTTCTTAGCGCGGTATATCCTGCCGTTCGTAAAGACGCCGTTTAACTTAATTAAATATGCGTCGGAGCGGTCGCCACTTCCCTTCATATCAGATCGTTGGCGGAACGAGATTAAGGCTGGCGGTAGACAGCGTAACGAAGCACTGGCTAAATTAACTTTAGGGTCCAGCATCGCGGGTACGATTGCTACTCAGGCGCTAGAGGGCAGAGTTACTGGCTCTGGCCCTACCGATCCAGAAGAACGTGCGGCTCTTATGGCAACTGGATGGCAGCCATACAGCTTTAAGATTAACGACACGTACTATCCGTATGGCCGTCTCGATCCATTCGGTACGCCCATTGGCGTGGTCGCCGATCTCGTTACGATGAAAGATTACATGACGGACGAGGAATATGAGAAGGCTGCGGCCCTCATTCCTTTTTCTGTGGCTACCAATCTTGCGGAGAAGACATACCTTCAGGGCGCGACCAATCTATTTGAGGCGTTGTTCTCGCGGGATACGTCCCCGCAACGGATTGAAAGTTATTTCCGTAATGCCGCAGCCGGACTTATACCCAATGTTGCGCGTCAGACAGCTAACGCTCTCGATCCCGAACTGCGCGAAGCCGACAGTATAATCAAGGAAGCGCAGAACCGGGTTCCAATTATCCGTGGCGAAGGCTTCTCCCTGTTGGGCAAGGACTTCGCGTTCGACGAAGTTCCTGAGCGCATTGATGTATGGGGCGACACGATTTCTCGCACTGGGTTTACGCCTATGCCCGCCGAGCAGCCCGCCAATGACCGGCTTGTTGGGTTTGTCCGCAATCTTGTTGCGCCAATAAAAACATCGACGGTTACTACTGATCCCGTGAAGAAAGAAGTCGCCCGTCTTCAGCTTGGCCTTGAACGGCCGGATAAAAAGGTATCGCTGGCGGTGGATATAGGCCGGGAAGACCCTGTTAAGTTTGAGATTGAACTTACAGATCGTGAGCGCCGCCAGTTTACATTTGCTTCTGGCGTTCTTGCAAAGGCGCTTGTCGAGCAGGACATCAAATCGCCGGAGTGGAAAACGCTTACGGAAGATGAGCGCAAAGAAAAAATTCGGGACCGCATGACGTTTGCGCGTAAGGCGTTTCGCCAAACGATAGGGACCAATGCGCTTAAACGCTATATTAGCGAGAACAATGATCTGCCAAAGATTAAACCGTAGGTGAAGTAATGGCCAAGAAGACTAGCGTTAAAGACATAACATGGCGTCCACAGCCCAAGTCGAAACGTCGCCACAAACCCGACGGGCTTCGCCACCGTAAGTCTTTGGGGCCACGCAGTCACTTGCGAACTAGCTTCTGATATTATACACACCGCCCATGAAAATATGGGGACTTGATCCGGGCGCGTTCGGAGCAATAGCTATTCTGGATAAGGATAGCCGAGAACTTGTCGTCATCGACATGCCTACTCTTAAAGTCAAACGCGGGCCGCGTGTCGTCAATCAGGTGGACGCGCACATGCTGGCCGATGCACTTCGCCCACATGTAACCGGAAACGAAAAGGCTCTACTTGAGAAAACGTGGGCTATGCCGGGGCAAGGGGTTTCCTCGACCTATGCGTTTGGCCGTGCCGCCGGTATCGTCGAAGGTGTCCTCGCTGGCCTGTCTGTATCTTTTGAGTTGATACCGCCTGCGACTTGGATTAAGTCTATGCGCACGTTCGGAGGAAAGGACGGCAGTCGTCAGCGGGCACAAGAGTTGTTCCCGGATTACGCTCATCTCTTCGCACGTAAAAAGGATGACGGTCGAGCCGAAGCTGCGCTTATCGCTTGCTACGCCGCCGAGAGGGAAGACGATGAACCATCTATTCGATTACCAAAAGGTCGGCGCAGACTTTCTCTGTAACAACCCCGCCGCATTCCTTGCCGATGAGCAGGGCCTTGGCAAAACACTTCAAGTTATTGCGGCCTGTGATAAACTGGGTCTGACAAAAGTCGTCGTGATCTGTCCAGCCATTGCTAAGATTAACTGGCGTCGTGAGTTCGAACGATGGGGAACTGTCGAGCGCGAAGTGAAGGTGTTCAGCTACGATAAGATCACGCAATCGAAGGAGGTGCGCAATGAGATCGCAAAGTTTGAACCAGACGTTCTCGTTCTGGATGAGGCGCATTATCTGCGCAACCGTACTGCTAAGCGCACAAAGTATATCTACGGCCAGTATTGTCGTGGCGATGGTCTTGTTAAGTTTGCTGATCGTATTTGGTTGCTTAGCGGTACTCCCCTTCCTTCTAATGTCAGCGATCTGTGGACACATCTCAAAGCGATTTGGCAGTACCCTTTAAACTTCACTGACTTTACGTTGTATTTTTGTAAAACTTGGAATGGTAAGTTTGGGTTGCAAATTCTTGGAAACAAATCGGAGCGTATGGTTGAATTTAAAACGGTATTAAAATCAATTATGCTCCGCCGTAAATCCGAAGTTGTGCTAAAAGATTTACCGCCTATCTGGTGGCAGGATACCTCCATAGAGGTCGATAACTGGAGCGATACTAAGCACATCGAAAACCCACGAGAGAAGGAGGCCGTCGATGCTATCCTTGCTAACGCTCTGACAAACGAAGATTTATCCGAAAAGATAAGCAGCATCGCCCCTCACATCGCATCATTAAGACGGCTGACAGGTGCGGCTAAGGCAGCGCCTATCGCCACGCAGATAGCGGGCGAATTGGTGGATGATGCTTACGACAAGATTGTAATCTTCGCCTACCACACCGACGCAATACAGACGCTTTACGATAAGCTGAAAGACTTTAGCCCGGTAGTAGTTGCGGGGGGTATGCCAACGGCTGAACGCCAAGCCGCGATTGATAACTTCCAAACCGACCCAAAGGTGCGCGTATTCATCGGCCAGATCACGGCCTGCTCAACTGCAATTACGTTGACGGCGGCAAATCAGGTGGCGTTTGTCGAGATGGACTGGCTTAATTCTACTAACGCACAAGCGGCTAAGCGTTGCCACAGGATCGGCCAACTAAAACCCGTAATCGTCCGCGTGTTTTCGTTGGCCAATTCAGTGGACGAACACGTTAATAAGATACTAGCGCGTAAAGCCCAGATGATTTCCGAGGCGTTAGATTAGCCTGTATTCACAAAGTCTCCGTGAAGTTTTAGGGCTGCGCGGCAATACGCTGCGTGAGCTTCCTTTGGCGTATCAAATGTACCGAGATGGCGTTTCAGGCCGTCTTCGTGTATACTTGCGGCCCAACGTTTCCTGTTTCGAGATACGCCCTTATACCCAGATGTATTGTTAGACTGCGCGGGGCGGTTCATTCCGTTTTGGGATTTAGTTGCAAGTCTAAGATTACCCCATCTGTTGTCTGTTTTGTCTCCGTTTATGTGGTCAATACCTGTTTCTGGCCATGCGCCATTGACTACTGCCCATGCCACACGATGCGCTAAATATAATTTTCCATTTACAAAGACGACACGGTATCCATCACGCCGTGCGTATCCCGCAACGCCGTTATTGCGAACTCCGCTACGCGAGGCACGCCACCGCAAGTCGCCTGTGTCCGGATTGTAAGAGAAAAGTTGACGCGCCTCTTCGGCGGTAATAAGGTCTTTGTGCATTAGCTGCTCCTTCTAAGCAGTTAAATGAAGGGGCCGGGGAGACTTCCAAATCCTCGGCCCCAACATCTTATGACATTACTTGCGTAACGTCAAATCACAAGAGGTCATCCAAGTCCGAGATGTCTGCGGACGGACGTTCCGTCGCAGTGAACTCGTCAGCAGCCGACAGACGGCCATCCATGCGTGGACCGTCGCCAACCTTCTGAAGATTGCCCAGAGAGAACGCAACGCCGGTGTTGCCGTTCACGCTGTACGCATAAGCGCGCAGCGAGGCACGGACCTTCGCACCGGGGTAGATTTCTTTAGGGTCGGTAATCGGAGCGGGCTTGCCGTTCTCGCCAGCAAACTTGCTGACAACACCGGGGGCTTGCTTCGACTTAACGTTTATGAAGACCGAGCCTTCTGGGTAGCCCTTGTCTTCGCCGTCGTCGCGGAAAGGCATACGGATTTTGCCGCTTTCCACCATTGATTTAGTCTTGTCTCCCCACTTCTCCTTGGCCACAGCAGCAGCCGTCGCTTTGAGTTCGGACAAGTCAGTGCCGTCAGGGAATACAAGGCAGCAAGAATAGACTGGCTCCGTTGCACCCGGAGGTGTCTGTGGTTCGAACACATGTGGATAGGAGATGATTGCTTCGGGTGTAATAACTTTTGACATCGTAGTTTCCTTATTCAACGGTAAAGTCGTCTGCGGCCAACGAGGCTACAGCCGGACGGTTATCTGTATCAGCGACCATTGATGTGCCGGATGATACAGCTATGACGAGCGATGCGGGCAGGTTCTTCTTGCCCACGACACGCTCGATCTGCGGTGGCGACTTCAACTTCTTTTCGTAGATGTCGTCGTCATCGAGACCTTCTTCTGTGGCCCAAGCCACAAACTCTTCTTCAACACGCCAGCGGCGCGTCGGTCGTTTCTCCACCAGCTTGTAGCCGGGGAGACCTTCGCCAGTTTCCAACAAAGTATTGGCATGGCGGCGCAAAGACTTGATCCACTCTTCAACCAGCGGAACCCTTTGCAGATAGTCCGCGACTTCCTGCGGGCTTAGGTCATTGACGGTTCGTACTGTACCGAACTCGTCTTGTGCGACCTCAAGGGCGTTGTTGCGCAGGGCCGAACACGTGCCAGCCGCAAGGCAGAACTTGCAGTGATCGCCGGAGATGCGCGGCGCGTCCGGCTTCAGCGACGCATACGCTGCATCAATAAGTTCTGTGCCGAAGTCCATGATCTCGTCACGGCTGTAGCTGTGCTGCCGCACCGGCCCATCGGGGTGCATGGCGCGGGGTTGTATAACGACCGTTATAACTTTGTTGACCGGAGCCTTCTCGCCTATCTCCAATATGCCTCCGAGCGCATAATATTTAAGCTGCTCGTTATCCGCGACTTCGACTGCTACACCTTGGCCGTGCTTATAGTCGATGACGTACAGCGTCCCGCTCTCTTTGCCGTAGATGATGCAGTCCGCCGTGCCGAACATCGGCATAGGCGGATCAAGTTTGTCTAGGCTAAAGCGTTTCTCATAGCGGCAGATGCTTGGCTCCAACGCGGCTGTTGCGCGGATGTGGTCGATGTAAACCTGCACCGCACGGGCCATGTTGTCGTCAACCTTGTGGCCGTTGTGCTCTTGGCCAATGAAGGCGAAGGCATCTTCATGTCCATTGACCAAGCAGAACTCACCGAGTTCGTGCGCAGCCGTACCGAGTTCGGCGTAGGGTGAACTCTCGTTAGGGAACGGAGCCTCGGCGTTGAGCGAACCGGGGCAGTTGATGCGGCGCTTTGCATTCGACGCGCCAAACTTAGCATGTGCTGTCATTTGCGATACCTCTTCCCTTCCTTACCCTCAGCATTTATTGGGCAGCCTTCCGCCCATGCCGGAACTCGTGTCATGATGTCAATCATTTCGTCAAGCGAACCAAAATCATCTGGCACTTCGCTAATGATTTCATCGTGTACGGACAGGATGACATTGTAGCCCTTGACTTCCAAAGCCATCATGGCCGTTGCCATAATGTCACGGGCGGTTGCTTGCACCACGTTCTCGGTCAACAGGCCACCCCAGATAATCTGGGACACCCACTGACGGGTCACACTATTCAGCGTATCGACTTGGGCTGTGTCGCGCATTTCCCCCCAAGGCGTTTCTCGCTGAATGATGCGCGGATTGTGGTACGTAAGCAACCGCCCGCTAGGTAATGGAAGCCCGACGGTCCCAACCCTGCCTGCTCCCTTCACCATCTCTACAAAGTCTTGTTCAATATCACGCCAGTATTGCGCGATCCGATTGTTCTTCTCACGATAAACGGACACGATGCGCTTAGCTTCGTCCTCGTCTACCTTGATGCCCATGCTGGCGCACTGTTCGGCGAAGCGTTTACCGCCCATGCCGTAGCCGCAATTATGGACAATCAAAGGGCCAAGGTCAGTCAGGATCGTAAAGCGGTTCCTCGGCCCCGCGTAACTCACGTCGTAAACGTGCGACTTCCGCACGCAAACGGTTGATTTCGTTCTGCATAGTTTCCGTTGTGCGGCGGTTAAACATATTTTCAGACCGCGTGATAAAGCGGAGATTGCCCGGCTGATAGCCCGCGTTGTTGTCGATGCGATCCAGTTCCAGATGCGGTAAGTCCCACCCATCAAGTGTGAGAAGGTAAGCGAGAAACGCCTTTCGATCTCGTACCCATTCCGGGTGTACCTTAATACCTCGTTCGCCGTAGTGTTTCCATCCGGCGTTGCTTGGGTTCTCACAACGTTGAATGCACGAGGATATGCGGTTGAGTAACCGTTCGCGGTGAAAGTCATCGGGGACAATGCCCGCATAGCCGCGATATTTCTTCTGCGTAACGCCAGACTTACGCTTCGCGCAATAGTTGCAACGGGACGATTTACCGCGCAGGATATTGTGTCGATCAATGACGCCAATCCACCCGCAAGAGCATTCGCAGCGCGGATGCCATGCGCGTTTGTGGTTAACCCACTCACGGATGGTAAGTTCACCAAAGACAGCGCCGACTTCAGCAGGGAATGGTTTGTATGGACCTTTTGCCACTCCTGCCACCCATGTTCCGTCAGTATTTCGTGGTCCGGCGTCGCACCGACCCCATTGACCCGATGAACTTCCTTGTGTCCCTGATACACTACCCCTTGATGCGTCACCCATTCTTCACCATCCCATACCCGGTCCTGTGTTGTTAGGTACAGAATAGGTTGCCACCCTCGTTCTGTCAAGACAAGAGTATCTTCCTCAAAACAGCCAAGGATTGCCATCTTACCAACCTGCCGCTGTCCGTCAGTAACGGCCCCCACGTCCACGTTGTAGATGGCCGATGCCATTTCTTTATATACGTCTCCCCCATTTCGGAACGTCTCAACGAGATCGTTCTGCCCCGCTACCCACGCCAACACGCGGGCTTCAATCGCTGAATAGTCGGCGAACATAAGCCGGTGGCCCTCCTCGGCCACCAACATCGAACGCAGCAAGTCGGACGCCAGAACCGTACCGGCTCCATGCTCCGACACATCCTCATCCGCTTTAAGTTTGGCGATGATCTCGTCCAACTCGTCTTGTTTCTTTTGCGGACGTGGGAAGTTCTGCGGCTGCACCAGCTTGCCCGACCAGCGGCCAGTTGCCGCGCCGTGATAAACAAGAAGGCCGCGCATTCGTCCGTCCGCGTTGACCGCGTGCAGCATCGCGTCGTACTTGGCTGTGCTGGACTTGGCTCCATTCTGCCGAAGTGTAAGAACTTGACGGATCACTGGGTGCAGTTTGTCTGAGGTCAGCAGCCGAGCGACGGTCTGCTTGTCAACAGACTTGGTGGCAATCCCATGGCTGTTAAGCCAAGCAACCAAGTCCATCCCATTTGTTGCGGCCTTGACTTGACCTTTGGTAAGGCGTTGAATTTCTGCGTCAATTTCTATGCTGGCGTTTCCGGCCAGTGCTTTGACGCGATGCACCAAGTCAACGTCGAGGGCCACACCCCGGTCGTTGATGCGTTGGTCAAGCTGATAGAGACGACGTTCCGCGTCGGGCATTTTGTTCAAGACTTCCGCGACGGACAGTTCCGTTCGCACGTCCTGACGGCAATAAGCGACAAGCGCCTCAATCTTATCCTTCGTGTTCCACCAAGTGTAACTGCCGTCGGCGTTCACCTTACGTGGCCGTGCCATCCGGAGCATAAGGGCCGCGCCGGTCTTGTCCTTCTGTTCTTCAACGCCAAGAACGGCAGCCGCTTGACCTAGTGCGCGAGGTAGCCCCATCGCGCTGGCCTGCGCCATTGTGCAGCGCCATTGATTGATGCGAGTGTCGGGCCACTGATAGCGGCCAACCATGATCTCGTTCCAGATTGTGCGTTCAAAGTTGGCGTTCCATGCTGACAGCAATCCGCCCGCCCTGATCCAATCTTCTAGATAGGGGTCTACCGCATCGCCCGGCTGCCATACTAGCACGTCGTCAGACCACGGGGCTTTGTATGCCATGCACCAGATGTCAGTCGATTGGTCAGCGGCGTACTTATAGACGCCCGTCTTGCGAAGATCGACGGCGCTGCGCGTCTCGAAGTCGATTGATACGGTCATGCTCTTCCCTCTTTTTCGTCGGTGTCACGTTTGCTTTCCGTATAGCTGGCACAAACAGCATAGTCTCGTCAACAAAAAAAGTTCTTGCATTCGATATTAAAACTGTGCCACCCAAGAAGGGTAACAACAAATGAGGGAGTTTATGTCTAACAGTTTTATGCCGTGGCGCGCCGAAGAGGACGCTACACTCACAGAACTTTACCATAAAAATCTGACATACGCGCAGATTGGGGAAGTGCTTGGCCGTTCTGCCGATGCCGTTGATACTCGGCGTAGAAAGATAGGGCTGAAGCGGGAGTTCGTTTCCCATAAATCGCCACCGCCGGAGGACTTACGGGAGTTGGCGCGCACTATGAATGTGTCGCAACTCGTTAAACATTACGGCCGCATTAGGTCGGTGGTCGTTCGTTGGATGGACGAACTTAAACTTACGGAGATTGTTGTCAGTTCAAGCGGAAGGAAGAGAGCCGTTCCGGATAACTTCTGCACGATGGCCCCGACCATGACATGCGCTCAACTTATGCGTCTATACGGCAGCGACCGCAGAACAATTAAGGGTTGGCTTAAAGAGACGGGAACCGTAGCTGTATCAAAGACGGAACGGTACGCCGAGGTAACTAAGTTCGTCCCAGCCGATACAGAAGTAGAGCAGACGGTCGCTCGGCGGGAGTTCCGAGGCCACACGAAATTGATTGCGGCTGAGGCTGCGAACTTTCTGCGCCGCACGCACCCATCGGTCCATCGTGCGGATATACGGATGTACGAGCAGTCGGCCCACACATGGGGGGACGTGAAGAACGTGCCCTTCCGGGGCGTCAATCAGTATTTTGTTTCTGGGAAAGGCATCATGTGGATCGACGACCTCATCGCCTATGCTCAGACAAAAGGGTTCCAGATTAAGGAGTTAATTTAATGACACGTACTACAAAAACTACTGAAGAAAAAGTCCCTGTCGTGAATGAGAAGGAAGCGATTGTTGCTTGGCTTCGTTCCGGCAAGATGAACATGTTCGAACGTAACACGCGTTGGCTGGCGGATCGGATTACAGAAGGGGATCATTTGAAATGATACGCCGCATCATCGACTGGCTCATAGAGCGCATGTTTAGAAACGAAAAGGATTGGGACCAATGAAACAGGTATTAGCAGCACAACTGGCCGAGTGGATCGACAACAACACACAAGGCTTCACCCGACGGGACGGCAACATAATAAATATCGAAGGCAAGATTGATGCTTACGAACTTCTCGTATATGCGCAGTCGCTTCAGCCAGCCAGAAGCACGGAGCAAATCCATGCGGACAACAAAGCGTCTTACACTGGCCGGTCTGTAAACGCTGCGGTTGAAGGTGGCGACTTCATGGGGGGCTAGTCATGGACAAAGTAAGATGGACCGATGATGAACAAAAAGTGGAGTTCATTCCAGTATTCATCATCGGTTTTGAAGAAGAGTTTGAACGCGGCGTAATACTAACAACGCCTGCGTATAAGATATTAACCGAAGCCGAACCTGAGTTTGCGCTCTACGCCATTGACGCGGCGGTAGATATGCTGATGCAGAGGCGGGACCAAATCGAAAAGAGGGAGTTGCACTGATGAAGTTTAAGACACTGTATGAGATTGGGTTCACCGATCTCGTGTCCGTCATCCCGCCGAACGCTGAGTTGTCAGCCATGTCTAAAATCCAAGCGGATCAGGCAGGCAAAGCACCCGGTCGGCAGAATGCGCAGGGCACATGGGGCGGCTATGCTTGGCAGGACTATGTGCCGACGCCTAACGACGTTGAGCGGTGGGACCGCAGCCATGCTAATATCGGCTTGAAGGCAAGCAAATATCCTGCGGTTGACATTGATGTTGTCAACGAGGGGCTGGCTAGGGTCATTGGTGATATGGCGGTGAAGGCATTGGGCAAAGCCCCGATGCGTATCGGTCGTTTCCCCAAGCGCCTGTTCATGTATCGCACCGATGAAAAGATCGGCCGGATGCAGGTGCGGTTCCGCGATGACCGGGGCGTCGAGCAGCTTGTAGAGTTTCTAGGGGACGGGCAGCAGTACGTCATCGCCGGTATCCACCCTATCACTAAGGAGCCATACAGTCTTGATGTGGACTTGGAGGCACGTGGCCCGGCTGGGTTGAAGAAGGTCACGCGGGAAAAGATTGAGCAGTTCTTCGCCGATCTGACGGAGACGTTGGAGATGATGGGCTGTCAGATTATCCACGCCGACAAGACGGCGCAGAAGGCAGTCGAGCGGCAGTCGGTCGATCAGGCTTCGCTCACCGCGCCAAGCGTTACCCATGTGGCTGCTGCCGTGGCTTCTATCCCGAACAAGACCGAGCATTTCCCTGACCGCGATGATTACATTCGCATGGGCTATGCCATCAAGGCGGCGTGCGGCCCGGACAATGAGACCGACGCGTTCGAAATTTTTGCATCTTGGGCCGAGCGTTGGGAAGACGGCGTTAACTCGCTCGATACTATCGAAGCAGACTTCGGCCGTATGCACCCGCCCTATGAGTTGGGTTGGGATTGGCTGGCCGGTAAGGCTGCGACCTTTGGTTACAAGCGCGAGGTCGATGAGTTCGACGTGGCGGACTTCAGCGACGACGACTTCGGCATGGTGGCGTCTGCGGGCGAAACGCCGATTGAGTATAGTGACATAGCTCTCGCGCAGCGCGTTGCTCGGCTACACGTTTCGGATATCCGATACGTTGTGGGCGGCATGGGCTGGGTCGCATGGGACGGTAACAAGTGGGCGGTGGACGTGGCGAAGAAGCACCTGTCCATTGTTCGTAAGGTTTGCGCGAACGCATCGGCTGAGGCGTTGCAGAATATCGACAGCCCACAAAAGGGTGAGCGGATTGCGCAGCGTGTGGCGTCATACAATGTGATTGCAAACGTGGCGAAGCTGGCAGCGGTCGAGCCGTCGATGCAGGCGACCACCGAGCAGCTAGACGCGGACATCTATATCCTCAACACCCGGTCGGGCATGGTGGACCTGAAGACGGGGGTCTTGTTTGCGCACGACCGTTCTCGCATGTGTACAAAATGCACATCGGTCGAGGCGGACTTCAGCAAGCCAGCCCCACAATGGCAGGCGTTCCTCAATGAGGCGTGCAACGGTGATGCGGAGATGATCTCTTACCTTCAAAGGTTGGCTGGCTATTCGGCGACGGGTAGTACCAAAGAGCATGTCCTCGCCTTCGCCCACGGCTCCGGCGGTAATGGCAAAGGGACGTTCCTCGGAGCGATAGGCAATATCCTTGGCGATTATGCCACCGTGGCCAGTGCGGACGTGTTCCTCGCATCGAACAATCAGCGGCATCCCACAGAGTTGGCGTCGTTGATGGGTGCGAGGCTCGTTCACGCGCAGGAGATTGATCCGTCACGCAAGTGGGACGAAGCCAAGGTCAAGGCGCTGACTGGCGGGGACAAGATCAGTGCGCGCTTCATGCGGCAGGATAACTTTGAGTTTAGTCCGCAGTTCACGTTGATTATTGCGGGCAATACGAAGCCAGAGATTACTAACGTGGACGATGCTATGCGTCGGCGTATGCACCTCATCCCGTTCGAGACTAAGCCTCTCGTCAAGGACATGGACTTGCCGGACAAGCTAAAGGAAGAATACCCCGCCATCTTGGCGTGGGTTATCGAAGGCGCGAAGGCTTGGCTGAAGCAGGGATTGAACCCACCGCAGGCAGTAATCCAAGCTACCGAGGAATATCTCGCTGGAGAAGACGCCTTGGCCCGCTGGATCAGTGAACGCTGCGTGGCTGGTGCGGATAATGAGATGGGTACGACCGAAGCGTTCAATGACTTCCGCGACTGGTGCAAGGATAACAACGAAGCCAAGGGGAAGGAATGGTCCCAGCGTAAGTTTACCGCAGAGATGAAGACGCACGGCTATGAACCCACAAAAGATCGGGCGACACGTACGAAGCGTGTGTTCCGTGGTCTTGAACTTCTCATAGGCGATGAAGACTATATGGTCATCAACGCCATGATTGATGAGCAGTCGGACGATTTCTTCGGCGTTCAGATTAACTTCAAAGCAGGCGAAGGAGACGAGTGATGTATGGGAATGATTTTATGAGATACAAAGAGATTAGGGATGCGCTCAATAAATACGACGGGACCGAGCCGCTGCTCGTCAACGAGCAGACCGGACAGGTTTTGCCGTTGAAGGTGGATGTGGTTAATAACCCACCGCACTATAAGACCGGAGGCATCGAGGCCATCGAAGGGATCGAAGCGTCGATGGGTCCGGAGGCATTCGCCGGATATTTAAAAGGCAGTGTCACGAAATATTTGTGGCGCTATGAGAAGAAGGGGAAGCCGTTAGAGGACTTGAAAAAGGCCCGATGGTTTCTCGATAGGCTCATAGCTGCGCAGGAGAAAGTGAGCAGTCGAGATTGAAATGCGCACCTAAATGTTGGCGCTGTTGAAAAATAGGTTTACGCTAACGTAAAGTAGATTGAGGGGGCTTCGGTCCCCTTTTTTTAATTCCGGGACACCTACGAGGGAGTCCGGGACACTTCCGGGACACTTCGGGGACGGATAAATATGAGGACTTCTGCGGCTCGGGACGCTCGGGACACTTAATTCTGAGTTAATCCGCTCTTATGACAGTAACAGTGTTACCCATGGTCAATTTACAATGTTACTTACATAGGCCAAGTCATAGCCGTTTCTAGGTGTCCCGAGCGTCCCGAGCCGCCTAAGAGCTGGGTTTTTGCTGTCCCCGAAGTGTCCCGGAAGTGTCCCGGACTTTTCAATACTGTCCCGAACCGCAGTTTTCCGTTAATCGTCGTCAAACACCCCCGGCAAGTCGTCCGCATCGAGATTATGAGAGCCGACTTGCTTGGGTGGCGTGATATCGATGGTGACTTCTTGGTCTATGGCTTCATGTGGATTTGATGACGCCAAGTTTAGCTGGCGCAGTGCATCAAGGTGGAGTTGGTTCACGTTGACTTGGACCGCTGCGGTCGGCTTGGCTTGGAACTTCTCTGGTGCGGCAACTCCCGCCAGCCATTTGCGTGTTTCAATCTTGAGCCTGTCAGCGTTGGCCGATACGTTGTCCGAGGCGTCGGCAATGTCGAGGCACTCATCCGCCCATTGATCCGCCGCGATTGTCCGAGCCTGCTTGAACCGCTCCTCTCTATCTGGGTCTTTGCGTATCCAATGGTAGAGGGAAAGGTTGCTGATGTTCAATTCACGGGCAAGGCCAGCCATTGTCATGCCGGAAGCAATCTTCTCCAGCAAAACGGTCTCACCAACCTTGTCTAAGTTTGACGCAATGGTGCGTCGTTTAATATGTCCGGCCATCGTCTATTTCCTTTTCATGCTGAATAACAAGACGCGTTAAGTATACCGCCAAGACCAGTGCCGTGGCAAATGCGGTGGATGCGAAGGCGATTTGCCAGCCGCTGCCCAATAAATAGAAGGGCAACGCCACCACCCCCACCACAAACGCTCCCGGAGCCAACATGAGAGCGAAAACGTAAGGCCCGCCTATCAGACACCAGACTAGCGTTCTCATCGCCCTACGCCCCTTAGAAACGTCTCTAAGAGGATAGAGACCGGAGCAGGCACGGAACGCCCGCCCTGCTCATAGTATCTTATCGACCTTTCGGACAGTCCAATCTTGCGGGCGAGATGCCCTTGCGTCATGTTCAGCTTTTCGCGTGTTGCTTTAAATTCTTCGCTTGTCATGTTAGTAAATCCCTGTTCTCTTAACGTGGGTGCACGCCATTATCTTCCCCGATTATGTAGGCTGCGCCAATGATAAAGGCGAAGCATAAAAGCATTATGGTGGTCGGTGTCATTTCGTGTCCTTATTCAATGCGTGGCAGATCGTGCTATGATTGCGGTTCATGATGCGCCCGATCTCCGTTGTGCTGTAGCCTCTGTTTCTAAGCATAAAGACACAAAGGTTGCGCACAAAAACTAAATGCTTGCGGCGACTTGGGCCGAGGATGTCCTCGACTGTGTAACCGTAGCCCTCGGCCAGATGCGCTATGCCTTGAAGGTTCTTTTCCCGTGGGGTCATTGCTTCAAATCCCGTTCCGCATCTTCAATCAATTCTATCGGCGGCCAGCGCAGATAGCAGACATGCTCGTCAGTTATCACGCCAAGAAACTCCAGATATTCCATCAGGCGGTAGGCCAAGGTGGCTTCTGCTCGTTCGGTATATCGGTCGGGAACGGCGTCGTCGTCTTCGTTGTCGTTCATTTGCTTGGCTCCTGCTCTCTAAGGCGCTTGGCTTCTGCAAATGTCAGCCCAGCCGAATTGCGAAGCGGCCAAGCGTTGTCGGATGATACGCGGCCTTTGCGGCCTAACGGCGCGGCCTGTTGTGGCTTAATCATGCGGCGTCTACCTCCCGGTCGGTGTCTTCAGTGTTCAAAGCGTCGGCCCATGATTGAAGGTCGTGCAGCGTCATTGCGTCAACTTCAATCAACTCCTCATGGTCGATGTAGAGGCTCGACCAGCAAGCATGGATTGCGTCATCGCTGCAAAGCGGGATGTAAAGCGTAAAGGGGTAATCCTCTAACCATAGGTATACGTTGCCGTTGCCGCTGTTTTCGGCGGCTTGACCGTATGATAGGTCCATGCCAAGATCGGCGGCTTTGGTGATTAGAAGCGCAACCTTGCGAATA